AACCTGAGTGATATCCGCAACCTCACGCTAGAGCGATTCCGCAAGCTGAACCTGAAGGACATACGGCTGGTCAGTTGGGCTACGGAGATGCAGCTGCGGGGCTTCGGGCGGTTGGACTTCACTCGTATTCTACGGATGTCATACGAGGACGCCAAGAAGCTGTACGAGCTCGGGCTACACGGCATAGCCGAGAAGGTACTGACTCCGGTCAAGGAGACCGCCACTCAGCTACTGGAGATCTTCAAGGGAGAGCGGGTATTCGACACCCGTGAGTTCATGCGCATCCTGCGACGGGACCTAGCAGAGATAGCTCCTAGGAATGTAGTGCGTAAGGCGCAGGACTTGATCACGAACACGGGAGAGCGGATAGCGGAAGTCTTTGCTAGCGACCGCCCATTGAACGATGCGCTTACACTGGCACGTGATCTCCAGATGGAGATGTACGACCGGGTCTTCGTCCAACCTCGGCAGACAGTGGTGCGGGAAGGTCGCAATCTTCTGGAAGCCTTGTGGAACAATACCTACCGCAAGTATGTTCCAGAGATCAAGAGTCGCTTCGGTGCGTATGAGGCCACAACCGGAGATCCGGACGTCACCAAGTTGGGCCATACCATCAAGGGGCTCAGCAAAGACACCAAGCTGTACAAGGACATCAGCAAGACAATTCGCTACATGGAGGAGCGGTATCCAGGAACGTACAAGTTCGACGTCGAGGTAAAGGATTTAGGAACCAGGGTAGACGACGAAGGCATCATCCACGGTGTGCAGGCTCGCTACGGCATGACCGTGCTGGAGGGCGGCAGAGTACAGATCCAGATTGACAGCACCTTCGCCGATTTCTACGACACGCTGGCCACCAAGACCAACTCCCACATGGAGGACATCTTCTGGTTTAGTCCTAGGAACCACAACCCCGCTGGCACACTGATGCATGAGATGGGCCACCATGTCTTCAATCTGATGACAGAGGAGGAACGAGCAGAACTAGCACAGCAGCTGGTGCGGCAGTTCTTCCCTGACACCATTGAGCACCTCAGCATGAAGTACGCACCAGACCGAGATACGATGGTGGGTCGTATCCTGAACCGCATCATGCGAGATCTCAAGGGAGCAGAGACCTACAACAACAAGTACGGCCTCAGCTTCTACAGCGTCAAGGATAGCAAGTTCACCGAGTTGGTGGCAGAGCAGTTCACTGAGTACCACATGGCGAGTAAGCCAGGCCCAGTAGCGGAAGCCGTGGGCAAGTACATCGACGACCTCCTCGGCGTAGCGGCAGACCCTCGCCCGGTGGACTTCCGCTTCCCCATCCCCATGGGGAAGATCTACGAGATTTCAACGGAAGGGGCTGGGTCTAGATCTGCCTATAGCCGCCTGGTTGAGGAGGCAATGCCTGAGATAGAAGAGGTCTATCCAGACTACCATGTATTCTCTACTGTAAATCACACGGTAGGAGATGACGTCCCTGACTTCGGCACAGAAACAGCTACTTCACTGTTCGATCCGTTGGCTGAGAATGTATTGAAGGGGATACGCAAGGGTGTGAGCTTGTTGGAACAAGCTTTCGTTCGTGGCCCAAAGATGTTGTGGGAATTCGTAGACGACAACACAAGTATCGAGGACGCCTACGCTGCCTTCATCCAGGAAGAGGACTCCATAGCCATCAATCGAAAGATCTACATGGCTACGGGAGCAACCTATAGTTCTCTACAATCGCAGGTGGAAAGCGGATGGCATGCTCCTGCCTTCGTGCACTACGACGATACACCCATACCGCTCATGGTGCATGAGTACTCACATGCCCTTCTCCACGATTCTATCTACCATCCAGGGTACGACCGTAAGGTGGGGCAGGCTGTAAAGAAGGTGCTACAGCTTGCTAGGGCTGATGGCGTAAAGATGAGCAACTCCGAGATTGCTCTGCTGAATCTGAGTGATGCGGACATTCCAGGAGAGATATGGTACGACACCTACGAAATCAAATACAAGTTGGGCAACTCGTTCCTGCTCTGGGTGCACGAGAACATCGGAGGCTATGCCACCGCCAACTGGACCGAGCTGATCGCAGAGGCGAATATGGAATACGTTGTAGCCGACAATCCTCGACCGGCAGCTGTCGCCATTGGCCGGGTCTTCAGTGAACTGTACGGGTAGGGTAGGGTACCACCATGGTTACCAGAGGCCCAGCGCTTTGTGATAGTTGCGCTCGTCGCCATGACGTCAGCGGTTACGATCCGGTCTACACCTGTGACGCCTACCCAAGAGCCATCCCCAGTGAGATCATCAACCTGGGAGCAGATCACCGACTGCCCAGAGACGACCAGGACAACGACGTGGTGTACAAGATGATCCCTGGGTTCGAGTCCATCTTCAACATGTGGGCAGGATTGTTCAATGCCAACCGCTAAGTTCGAGATCCATTTCGACCAGGTTGGGGCTTCTAAGCTAGAGGTCAATGACATTGACTTCATGCATGAATTCCGTGTCACTGCCGCTCAGGTAACAGCCTATGCCGACCGACCCACCTTGCTGGCGCTCACCATTGCCGCTCCAACCGGAGTGGTAACGGGCGAGGGCATCGTTGAGATTTACCACGAACCTCCTGACTTCGGCAAGCTGATAGATCGCATGGATCCGAAGCGAGTGGAAGATGAGGCGCTCAAGCGAATGGGATGGGGCGACAACCGAGCCATCGTAGAGATAGTGCTCGACATCGTGAAGGAGAAGATCGTTGAAGCTCAACCTCAAGCCGGTAGAGAAGATGATCAGCAGCCTGATGGTGGATGAATGTCTTGTACGTATGGGGCCACAACGGCTAGGGCAGGGCAACTGGGATACTACCACGGGCGACTTCGTCGCTCCGCCGGAACAAATCCTGTACTACGGCCCATGTATGGTGACACAGCAAGGATCGTTCCCATTCACGGAACGTAGTGGCGGAGCTGAGGTCACAGCCACCTACTACACCATCCGCATTCCTCTAGAGGATCCACCGCCGGACATCTGGGATGAGGATGAAGTAGTGATAGTGGATGTTCACCCAGAAGGGGAACAGGCGCTCATGGGAGAGTCATTCATTGTCCAGGGTATGGACAGTGCCACCTATTCCGTGTGTTACAACCTGCGCTGTCTGTGGCGCCGTCCGGTGCCAGGCTGATGCCTATCTTCGGAGAGGAATTCGACCCCTCTGCCTGGGATCGACTGAAGATGCGGCTGCGGCGTATGTCCGAGGGCATCACTCCCAAGATGAAGCAGGTCATGGAAGACGAAGCCAAGTTCATGTTAGAAGAGGTTCAGAAGAACATCCATGAGGTACATCTGATTCGCACCGGGGAGTATCTGGGTAGCTGGCAGTACACGAGCAGCCGCTCCGGCTTCGACGTATGGTCCGACCATCCCGCTGCGCATAGGCTAGAGTACGGCTTTGTGGGCACTGACGCTCTAGGCCGGAGCTACCATGACAGCCCAAGACCGCATCTACGCCCAGCGGTACAGGCTACGGTGAACAAGTTCGGCAAGGACATGGCCAATGGAGTGCAAGAACTGTGGCTACAGGAATAGTTGAGTACAACCAGGTAGATACCGAGCTTCGAGAATGGCTTGCCACCGCCCTGGGCAAGCAAATCGGCCTCTGCCGTATTCCTGCGACAGACAACAATCGGGATGAGCTCGGGGGCACCGAGCTCAAATACCCGTATGCGATCCTCATCCCAATGACTTCTCCTCTGGCGACTGGATCGTGGGCACAACCCGAAGAAGATCGGGAGCTTGTATACCAACTGACCTGCGTGGGTAAGGATCCCCGCCAGGCTCGGTGGATGAGCGACAAGGTACGCATAGCGTTCACCGCTCGTGATGATTCTGGGTACGTAGTGCCGATGAATCTCACCACTCTTACGGCAGTAGTTCAGTGTCGCACCGGCGAGTCCGTCGGCGCTGTGATTGCGGGCGGAGTGGACCTGTACCAAACCAACGACATGTACCGGATCTACGTAGGAGCGTGATCATGCCAGAAGAGATTGATCCGCAAACCACGTTCGTCCCCATGAAGCACTCTGTGCATGGCGGTGTCACCTTGACATCTCTCGCCGCTTTCACGGAAGTATGGGAACCGAACGGCTGGCAGCGGGTCACGGACAGCAACGCCAGTCAGGATGAACTGGCGGCCCTAGCCAGAGAACACAGCATCGTTGTGCCAGTGGGCGCAGATGCCGCCACTCTGAGTGCCGCCATGAATCCGGACCTGGCCCAGTCATCCACCCAGCCCTCGTCTCCAGGTCGAGGCAAGAAGGAAGAGGGGTAAGCCATGGTTCGCTTCATGCAGAAGGGAATCACAAGGTTCTACTTCGTTCCCACCATTGCCAGCACCACACTGACTCCGACAACGGCCGAGGTCACCGCAGGCACGAGGTTGGATACACAGTTGGGAGAGGTGAGCGGGTTCGCATTCGCCAACAACCCCATCACCACACCCGACATGAGCTCCACCTTCATCCCCAACATCCCAGGAGAGGAGAAGGCGGACGACTCGTCCTTGAAGTTCTACGAGGACAAGACCACCAACCCCATTCGTACCGCCCTGGCCAAGGGCACCGTTGGCTTCGTCTGCATCTTCGCCACAGGCGTCGCCGGTGCGGCTCCAGCCATAGCGGACAAGTGTGACGTGTGGCCCATTCAGATTGCCTCCAACGTGCGGGGGTATTCTGCCGGAAACGAGGCGTCCATGTACACGGTCAGCTTTGCCATGACGGCAGTCCCCGGCACCGACAAGGTGCTCACCTAGTACGACAGGAGGAATACGATGCCCGCTTCGAATTCACACAAGCCGCAGACACTGGATCACATTCGTAGTACGAAGAAGCCGGTCACCAAGACGGTGCGCTTCGCCAACGACCCTGAAATCACCGATCGGCTGGAGCAGGTCACCCAACAGCACCTGCAGACGTCGCTCACGCTACGGCTCAACAACGAAGACGAAGGGGCTCGTACGGAACTCGCTCGCCTCCAGGAGGAGAAGGAACAACTCCTGGAGGAGGCGAGGGCCAACTCTACCAAGTTTGTATTTCGCTCTCTGGGCCGCAACCGATTTGATCAGTTGCGCACTGCCCACCCACCCACTGATGCTGACCGCAAGCGAGCCATGCAGAACGGTCAGAATCCGGAAGAGCTCGGATGGGACCTGGAAGAATTCCCCATTGTGCTGATCTCAGCCTGCTGCATCGACCCAGAACTCAGTCAAGAAGACGTCAAGCAGATGTTCGACGACGAGTTGTTCAGCTCTGCCGAGATGACCGAGATCTTCAATGCGGCCGTGCAGGTCAACCTGCGTAGTAATCTCATCAACCTGGGAAAAGACTAGATGGGGATCCTCAGCTCCTGAGTGAGCTGGCCTACTGTGTTCCCCACGGAATTCCGCATAGCTTCTTCCTAGGAGGTCCGCACCGCTGGACCCAAGACGACCGGGACAAGGCTTTCCTGTATGAGACACGAGAAGCCACCCGGTGTAGCGGATGCGGTACGATACCCAGCGATTGGCTAGACGAGGAAGGGCGCCCCCTAATGGATCCGCCCTACGAGATGAAGAGCCGCCGGTGCATCGGATGCGTAGATCTTCAAGAAGAGCGAGAAGCTCTGCTGAGGCAGAGCGAGCACAACAAGGAAGATCAGCCCAAGGGCATCGCCTTCTACTACGTTCGGAAGTGGGGTAGGTAATGGACCAGATGCTGAAGGTCAGTCTGACCTCTGACACCGGCAGCTTCGTCACCGGCTTCAAGAACGCAGAAGCAGCGCAGGATGCCTTGTTGCGGAAGGTCGTCGGCAGCACGTCCATGTTCCAGGCAGCAGAAGCAGCTGTCAAGAAGCTGGGCCTGGCAATGGTAGGCATAGGTGGCGGTACCACGGCTGCCTTCGTCGCCATGGGTAAGGAAGCGGGCGACTTCGAGCAGCAGATGCGGAATGTCAACACCATTACCAAGTTGGGTACAGGTGGCTTCCGTGACATGTCCAACCAGGTGGTAGATCTGTCCAAGCAGATCCCAACCTCTGCTAAGGATCTAGCCACTGGTATGTATGATGTTGTTTCTACTGGCTACACCGCCAGTGAAGCAACCAAGATGATCGGCATCAACGCCAAGGCTGCTGCCGCTGGCCTGACGGATGCCGGTACTGCGGGCCGTGCCATCATGGGTGTACTGAAGGCATACGGCATGGAAGCCAGCCAGGCCGGTCACGTCAGTGACGTGTTGTTCCAGACAGTGAACGCTGGCGTCATCACCTTCGGAGAACTAGCGCAGGGCATGAGTGCCTGGGTGCCTATCGCCGCCAGCATGCACGTTCCCTTGGAGGATGCTAGCGCCGCTCTGGCCACAATGACGCTGGCGGGCATCCCCGCAGCGGAAGCCAACACCGCCCTCGCTCGTACCATGATCAGCATCATCAGCCCGAGTGACGACATGCGGATGGCGTTGCAGAAGATGGGGTTTGACTCCGGTTCTGCTGCGGTGCAGACCCTAGGCTTCAAAGGCGTGATGGACCAGTTGTTCCAGGCTACAGGTGGCAACGTGGAGCAGATGCGGGCTCTGTTCCCACGCATCGAAGGATTGCAGGGCGCTCTAGCTCTGGGTGCTGCCAACGGTAGGAACTACGCAGACTCCATGCACCTGATTGCAGACAGCACTCAGAATGCGGGTGCTACCCAGAAAGCCTTCGATGAGCAGATGCAAGGTCTGCCCATGAGGCTACAGCTGCTGACCTCTACCTTCGGCGCTCTACGTATCGAGCTCGGCAGCTATCTGGTTCCCATATTCTCGCAGCTAGTGTCTGAGGTCACGGGCGTTGTTCGCCTGATCAGTGACATTCCCAAGCCTATTCTTGGTGTCATCGGGATCATCGGTACCTTTGGTGGCGTCCTGCTGGCACTGGGCGGAGCATTCCTGCTGCTGCGGGGCAAGCAGATGTTGATGGAGTACTCCACCAGGCAACTGAACGAACGCTTCAGCTCTCTCATTCCAGTCACTGGTAAGGTGATTCTGTTCATTAGCCAGCTGATCGCCAACCTAATCGATCGCTTTGTTCCTAGCATGCACGCTGCTGCTGTGGCCACGGAGCTCACCGGCAAGGCCATGCAGGCATTGAAGACCATCGGTCCCATGCTGACCATAGCGGCCATGGCGGCCATAGATATCGGTAGTGAACTGCACAATGCGGGAGAGGAAGGGAAGCAGTTCGTAGAAAGTCTGCGGGGCGCTGCCGACCTCAAGACGCCTCAGGGGATCCAAGGCTACATCACCCAGCTTGAGATTGAGGGCCACCAGGTCCAGAACAACATGAAGGCGTACAGCGGCCTTTCGATGGCCTGGGAGGGCATCAAGCTGGGAATGCCTTTCATGGAGTCTGGCTACGCCAAGCAGGCTGAGAAGTTGAATGCCCTCAGTGACGAGATCGCTCGTGCCGCCCGGCTGCAAGACACCCTGAATGTAACTGCGGCTCACCTTGGTCCTGCTCTCGGAATGTCCAGAGAGCAGATCATCGCCATGTCCAAGGATCTCAAGGACCAGAATGGGGTCGTCATCGACCTCACTAGCGATACATGGCGAGTGGGGGATGCCTACGCAGAAACTGCTAACAAGCTAGGCATCACGCAAGAGCAGATGTTCGGCCTGGGCCACGCTGCCGATCAAGGCACGGCCCAGTTCGCAGCGCAGGCGCAACAGCTAGGACTGACAGACAAGATCCTATCTGACTTCAACATCCACGCCGATAGCTACGGGTCTGCAATGCGCAACGGCGTGGTGGACACCAATGCCATGGGGCAGGCTCGGCAGCGATTCGACCAGACAATGGCGGCGGCGGATGCCCTGAACCAACAGTACTCTCAGCATGAGCGTGACCTGATCGGCATTATGGCTCAGAAGAAAGATGCCTTCCTCAGCGGTAAGACCGCCGCCCAGCAACAGCAAGAAGCCATGATTCAGCTGCAAGCCAATAGCATGGGCCTCAGCGATACCGAAGCCAAGCTCACTGATCAGCAGAAGATGCTGGGCCAAAGTATCAGCGCCATTGGTGATCCCTTGGATGCCTTGGGGCAGGCACTACAGGACAAGCAAGAGATCACTAAGAACTTCGCCCAGAATGCGCTAGACAGTGGCAAGATCACCAAAGACGCGCATTCAACGACTTGACCAACAAC